GTCCCCGGCCTCGACGCGCGTTACCAGCCCGCAGTTCGTGCAGGTGTAACGCACGATCGGCACGGTCAGACGCTCCGACCGGTCAGATTAGAAAGGAACTGCCGCACCGTCATGGTGAGGCGGATCGCGGCACGCCGAGGCGCTGGCATTTCCTCGAGCGTGCCTTTGCCGCGCAGCGTCACCTTGCGGTTGGCCCAGATCTTCGCCGTCGTGTGCTCGCACGAAAACCGCTTCACCGGTTCGCCTTCGGTCAGCTTCATCACCTGGACGGGCTTGCCGCAGACCGAGCACTCGTAGAGCGGCGGAAAACGGTTTTTGAGGCCTTCCAGCATTTAGGCCTCCGTGATCGTGATAGCGCCGGCCGGGAAACGCGGTTGGATCTGGTTGGAGACCGCGATCGGCGCATTGAGATCGCCGTAGTGCCAAACCTCGCCGGCCCCGGCACCCTTGCCGGTCGCGGCCGAGGTCAGCGTATTACCGGTCACGCCACATTGCGTACCTTCGACCGGGTTGGTGTTCGCGATGGCCCCGCCGCTTGCCGCGTCCCAGCCGCCGGTGGTTCGGGGCACGGTCGGTCGAACGTAGTTCGTGTAGGTGGCTTCGGCCGTGGCGAGGGTCGAGGAGATCGTGTAGCTCGCGGTGGCGAACGCCAGCTGAACAACCGTGATGGGCGAGGACGCAGCGTTATCCGCCACGTTGGCCCAGGCCACGGCCCGGTACATGAGATTGAGGATGTTGTTGGACGCGGCAGTAGATTTCGGCATCGACTATTCCTCCATTGCCGCGCGTATCCGCGCCATTCGGGCCTCGAGCGCCTGCTTCGCCTCGTCCAGCTTTTCCTGGTCGGCGATCAGCGCATTGCGATCGTCGAGCACGCGCTGGGCCGCAGCCTGCAGCTCAGCGTCGCGGCCGTCAAAGTAGGCGGCCTTCTGATCGGCCATGGCCACGATCTCGTTGTGGCGTGCGGCGAGCCGCTTTTCGCGGTCGTCGAGTTCGGCCTGGCGCGCATCTGTCACCGTTTCGCGATCGGCTGCCGCTTTGATCGCGCGGTGAGCCGCTTCCATTTTGTCGGCCGCTGCCGTGGTCTTGGTCTCGAGCTCGACCTTGGCGAGGTCCAGAGCCATTTCGCGATCGGCGACGTCTTGGACCGTCTTGCTGAGCTCGGCGCTGGCGGCCGCGGCCTGGGCCAGGGTCGCCTTCGCCTGTTCCTCGGCGCGGGCCAGGGTGTCGAGCCGGGCGCGATACTGTTCGGGATCGGCAAGCAGCAATTGGAGCGCCGCCATCGGATCCGAGGGTGCCGCCGCTGGTGCCCCGCCTGCTGCCATCATGGCTTATGTCCCCAAAATCACGGCGCACTTGGCGCCTTCGACCACGCCGAAGAACCGGGTCTCGCCCGCCGCCATGCGCGTGTCGGCGTTCGTAGCCGTCGGATCTGCCCCGGCGGCCGATCCGAACTTGATGTGCATGATGCTGTCGGTGTGCACCATGACGAAGCGGGTGCGCGCGTTGAAGCTGGCCGAGGGGGCCGAGGCGCCCGTGTTGACCAGCTTCTGCACGGCAAGGGCGGGCTCTTGGCCCGCCTGCACGATGTAGCCGTTGGCCGCTTGAGCCATGTTTTCGTATTCGCTGATATAGGCGAACGCCATCGGGCAGCCCTCCTAGATCAGTTTGTGATCTGCTTCCAGTCGGTGTTGGTCGGGCCGGTCGACATCCAGTAGGTGCTGTCGCTGGTCCGAAAATAGAACTGACCGCGAAACGCGGGAAGCACCGCGCCCGACGGAGAGCCTGCGCCCTCGACGTCCAGGTGGAGTGCGCGGTGGCGCTCGGATGCCACGCTTTCGGCGGCGGGGATCGCGTCGTTGACGACTGCTTCTATGGCCATTGGGGCGGCTCCTCGGTGAGGACACAGGGAAGGCCGCACAATAAACGGAACCGGGCGCCAAGTCTAGGGCTGGTGTCTCAGGTGCGCCCCATCCACGATCCGTTGCCCCCTGACCGGATGCCCATGAGCGCTTTTTGCACCGAGGTCAGCTTGGTCGGGATCATCTTTTGGGCCACGGGCTCGGCAAAGGTGAAGGCCAGGGCGTCGCCGCTGTCGGGGCTCGCCAGGCCCCGTTTCTTCATGTCCTTCTTGCGCTCGATCTGGTAGCGCTCGCGCTCGTCGTAGCCGTATTGCGGCCCGATCAGGTCGTCGGTCAGCTCCTGATCGTCCTCGAGGCAGCCCCCGGCCTTCAACCAGTCCCGCATCTGGACCCAGCACTCGGCGCGCTTGTTGAAATAGCGATCGTCTTGCAGGGCGGTTTCGCCCGACACCACCGCGAACACGGAGAAGCCCATTTGCCGCAGGCGATCGACAACGCCGGCGCCGATCCCCACCACGTCGACGAAAATATGGTCGATCCCGAGCTCACGCACCTGTTCGGCCACCAGGGCGGCGAGCTGCATCGTGTCGCGCTCGCGGTAACGCTTGATGATCTTCATGTAGTTGTGCTGGCGGAAACAGATGACCGATTGGTCGTCGCCGTCGCGCGCCACGTCGACGCCCAGTAGCTTGGGCCACCCCGCCAGCTCCTCCTCGCTCGGCTTGCGCCGCTGCTTGGCGAGCTCGACCAGCTCGCTCGAGATCAGCTGGTTCGAGGCGGCGCGGGGGAACTGGCCTTTGACGCGGACGCGCACAAAGTCGCTGTCCTCGCCGTAGTCCTCAATCCATTTCTGGATCTGGCGCCGATCCGCCATCTTGGCGGTGCGGCTGTCGATCTGCTTGTGGATCCAGCGGTGCTTGAACTTGCCGAAGCACTCGCGGAACCGGCCTGTATTGAGATTGGGGTTGCCGAATACGATCCACATGGCGCCGGCCGTGGTCATAGCGCCTTCGGTGGCTTCCCAAATACTGTCGTCGATGATCGCGGCTTCGTCGTAGATGATCAGGATGTACTTTTCGTGGGCACCCTGGAACGCGACGGAACGCTCTTTCGACCACGGGATCGCCTCGGCCTTCCAGGTGTCGGCGTGCCCGACCCGATAGAACTGGGTCGCGGTCCATTTGAACCAGCTATTGCACCGCCCGACTTTGTTCCACTTGGCGACCTCGCGCCAAGTCTTGCCGCTGAGCTGGCGCATCGTGTTGGCCGTCACGATGATTTGCGGGTTTGGGTGCACCGCAATGAACCAGATCACGATCCATGCGATCAGCGCCGTTTTGCCGATCCCGTGGCCGCTGGCCACCGCGATCTGCAGGCCTTCTGCGGCGTTGCCGCCTTGCTCGATATGCTTGGCGATCGTGTTGAGGACGTCGATCTGCCATTTGTCGGGGCCGTCCTGGCCGGCCAACGGGCCGACGCCCCATTCCCAATTCAAATAAACGAAGGCGAGCGGATCGTTCCACGTCAAGGCCACGGCATCGGTGAGGCTTAGATCCTCGCCCGGTGCCGTGACTTGGTTCGGTAGTGATGCGTCGTCAGTCGGTTGAAGCGCTGCCGTCATTGCCGGATGATGCACCAGACACGGTATCCGGCGCAACCGGGGCCGGAACAGATGTCTCGATCGCGAGGCCGGGCGGGGTGAACGGGGGCTGCATCGGCACGCCCATTGCCACGTCTGTTACCGCGTGCTGGATCTGCGGCTGCTCGAACGTGTTGAGCAACCGGGCCACATGGCTGGCGAACTCTTGCGCGGCAAGATAGCCGCCGGGCGCAAGGGTAATGCCGGTGACATCGAGCGCAAGGGCGTGGCCCGGCTTGCGGATATACATGGCGGGGCGGCCATCTTTGAGATAGGCCTTGGTTTCCCAATCGTCATTCATGGTCGCGTTTCTCCTCGGGTTGTAGCTTTGCTGCGCTGTCGTAGCACAGCTGGGCGTGGGTGCTGCAATACGGGAAGCCGGGCACCGCCACGGTTCCGCACTTGCAGTCGTCGCGGGCCGTGGGCACGCCGACGATGTACTGGCATTTTCTGGGGCTCGGGCCCGGGGCGGTCCAGTTGGTCGACATCGCGTGGTAGATCCCCAAGTTGTGGCGCCCACCGCGCCGTTGAACGGTCGCGCGTTTGAAACCTTCCATGTTCATCAGCTCCTTCCAGCTTGATGAACATATGTTCTAGCGGTTCGGAACATATGTCAAGCCCCGGGCGTTGCACCGATCCAAAGCCGCTTATCCCTCTACGTTGCGACAGTTGTTCGCGCCCGGGGCCCGGCAGATCAGCACTTCTTGCCGCCGCCTTTGCTTTTCTTTTTCACGCCAACCACCCCCTCTCAGTGTTTTGGCCCGGTCGGATTGATGGGCCATGTCTGATCGCCGCCCGGCCGATCGGCGCGGAGTGCGGCGACGAAGCTCTCGAGCGTGTAGGCGAAACCGGGTCCATTTTGCATGGCCTGGGACAGATCCGCCATGACGGCTACGGCGTTGGCGAATAGGGCACTTGCCTCGGCGCGCTGGGCCTCGGAGTAGGTGAAGCGCCGGCCGACGACGTGGATCCCGGCATGGCGCATCAGGACATCGACGACGATTTCGGCCACGTCGTAGAGCCGATCGTCGGTGCGAACGATATGGACCTCGGGCTGGGTTACCATGCGACGATCACAAGCAAGTCGCTGGGCCGGTCGAGCGCGGAAAGACGGATCTCGATCAGGTTCACATACTTTACGGTGTCGTCGATCAGGACCTGCATATTGACCAGCAGATCCAAGATCGGCTTGATCAGATTGTCGAGGTCGCGCGCCGCCGAGACCCTGGCGACGTTTACCAAAATTCGCACGTTGGCCAGCTGATCCCCCGGCACGCCCTTCATCGAGTTGGGCAGGGTGAGCCGCTGGCGGTTGATCTCCCAGCCCGCTTCCGCTCGCCAGCTCTTGTACTTGGTGCTTGGCACCCGGCCGCCGCTCTTTTTGTTGGCGAACAGATTGTTGGTCGATGGCGGGAACGTGAGGTTAAATTCAAGACGTGACATGGGACCCTCCTATCCCCGGACCAAACGATTACGGGTCCTGCAGGTCAAGCGCTTTGCGCTCGTTTTCCAGCCGGATCTCCTGGATGATCGCCATCACGGCATGGCACTCCTGGCGCAGATAGACCAGACCGGCGTGCGGCCCGCACGCTTTGAGCACGCCGACCACGACGGCCTGGGGGAACTCATTGAGTAGATCCCGCACATACCTGGGCATCCGGTCGTGCTGCGACATGCGCAGTCGACGATCGAGCTGATCTTGCTTCATATCCCCTGCCGCCCCCGCCGGATCTGCTCAGCCGTGGCCAAAAGGATCTCGGCCGGCGTGTCGGGGTCGTGTTTGCTGAGCGCCAGATCGGCGATCACGATGCCGTACTCGACCATGAGGCGCCGGATGTTGGGGGGATAGCTATCGTGGGCGCGCATCTTGCGCTCAGCGTTCCATTTCGAGGCAGACAGTTTCTGCTCGTCGGTCGCGGGCTTGGTTCGATAGGGGCGGAACTCTGGCATGGCGGAACCCAACGATTTTGGGGGTGCGTGGTCAATAAC